TTCCGGTCAGCGGCGCATTGCCGTGACCCGCCTCAATCAGTATTTTCATTTTGGTTCTGTTTTAAGTTGTTTTTATCCAAAATTCGTATGCACTGGTACCGAATTTCACAATATTGTGGTTAATCAATTCCATTAACAATCCCATGGAGTATTTAGGCAATCCATCCGCGTCAACGCCGCCATTGACTGCAATGTCGTACATATTGGCGATGAAAAATCCGGAGGTTCCAGGATTAATCTGACCGATGAACACCCCTCCACACGGAGCCTTGTCCGCAAGATACCGTAATACTCCCTTGGCATATTCCGAAATGTCGTTGTTCTTAGAACCTGACGGCATATACCCGTTTTTGATAAGCCCTGGGACATTCGGGATAAACATAAGATGCGGAATCATGCCGTTTCCATATCCAACATCAGTCAACTGGGTCGTACCGTCCTGCTTTACCGTCACCACCTTGTCGCCGATCTTTGCTGGAGCGGTGGCCGCGGTGTTCAGTTTCTTACCGTCACTCATGCGGCCACCTCCTTTCCGTAAGTCAGGTTAATTTTGTGCCGCTGACGTAATACCACTTCTCCCACACACCAGCAATGCAGAAACGCCAATAAATTGCATTTTGCGTTACAATGCGTTGTATGATTCTGTCGGCCAGCCTTTGCATCACTTCCATAACCGACCCTTGCGTTAGGCCAGGGGGCAAATTCGCTTCGTTGCACTGAATGTGGTAAAGTCCCCATTGCCTGCAATCGTTCAGGTCTGAGGGTGCGTTCCCTCTGAACACCAACGCATCCGTGAGTAATCCTTTCAGACGCTGGTTCGTCAGTACCTTCGCTTGACTCATGCCGACACCCTCCTTTCTGCTCTCTTGCGGAAGAAGTGCAACGTTTTACCCCCCCCACCGAATTAGACAGTTGATTCCACGGACGCCATGCGTTGTTTGCATATGAACGCAGATACACTGGGTTGCCGTTTCCGATGGAAACGTAGACCTGGAGTGTACGGTCTGGTGCTTTCAGGTGGATGAGGAAACCGTACTGATACGAACCATCAGGCAGGTCGGCCACCTGGTTGCTTGGAGATGTGGTGTAGTAACCTGTTACGGTTATGTCGTTCAGTGAACCACTCGCCGCTCCACGGAATACGAGACCGTCAGTCAGCAATCCTTTGAGGTGGTTGCTTGTTAGAACCTTGCCTACACTCATGCCGCAACCACCTCCTTTCCGGTTAAGAGGTTGACAGAGGGGTCAGGGTCGCTTGTTTCCAACTGCCCCAGTAATCCACTCCGCCATGCCGCATCGCGAACAACGTGCATTGCCATGAGGTGATGCGCTGGAAGATTTCGGTATTGGCTCCATTCTTGCGCCGCACAAGCACCTCCAGTATGCCGTAGTCCATGTTCGACAGTCCGGTTTTGTTTTTCGTGTTGACATCCACCAACCAAATCCCGGTTTCCCGACATGCGTTCAAGTCCGCGCAGCGTCCTCGGAATATCATTGCATTCGGAAGCAGTTCTTTCAGCTTCTCTTCCGTCAGAACCTTTGCTTGCGTACTCATACCGCCACCCTCCTTTCTGCTCTCTTGTGAAAGAAGTGCAACGTTTTACCCCCCCATAAGTCCGGTTGATGACTGCAACTTCCAGGAAGACCATACTTGCGACTTGGAAACCCGAATCGCGACTCTGGCGTCAGAACTTGTTAGACGCTGAATGACAATCCCATTGCGTACCATCACTTCCAGAGTAGGCTCAGGGAAATTAGAGGGTACGTCCCCGGATGTTTCTGAGTTTATCCAGTATATGCCCCATGTCTTGCACTCGTCAATATTTGAGCATACACCTCGATACACCATCATGTCGTTCAGCATGTTCTTTAATATGGCTTTGGTCAGTACTTTTCCAACGCTCATGCCGCAACCACCTCCTTTCGGGGAGTTACGAGGACAATGGCGCTCCTAACGTCATTGGATACCACGCGCTCCATCTGCCCGCGTTTGCCACAGTCCTGACAAGAATTTTCGGGGTTCCCTGCCAGGCGAACCACAATTGATACCGTATGCTCTCGTTCAATATGAGATTGAATATCATGTTTCCGCTTCCCGCAACACCCGATGGCCGTGTTCCGGCTATGCCCATGTCCAGTATCAGTCCCGGCTGGGTGTCCGTGTCGATGTTGATAATACTGGAAGACCTGGACATCCTCACGGTCATGAACTGTGACAGAGGAAGCAATCCAAGCAGTTTCTCTCCGGTCAGCACTTTCGCCTCGCTCATGCCGCCCTCCTTTCTCCGTGACGGCTACACGGTACGGGCCCACGGAGGTGCAGGAAATTACCCCCCCCGATTTGGTCAGCGCGATTTCCTTGACAGAGTAAGCGGACGATACATCCGGTGCCTCGGTGATGATGGTGGCACGGAGGCCAAGGCCGCAGATGGCAGCCCGAACAACGTTGCCGGATGATGCATTTGCATTTACCATCTGCATGTCTATATGGCCGCCCCAGGCGGTGTTGAACGCATCAACGACATACCGGAGTTTAAGTACATGGCCGGGATGTCCGACAAGCACCTTGGCTTCCGGTATGACCTTTTCTCCAGGGTACATGTCGCAGGCAACCGCTATCAGCATAGGATTCGGTGCCGCGTAATTCCAGTCTTCAATTATCGCAATCAGTCCGGCACCACATTTGTTGACATCAGCGATACGGTACCATCCCCCGACGAAAGGGATTGACTTCAGATGTGTTCTCTGCCACCCCGCATCGGGATACGTTCCCTGCCTGACCTTGCCGTCCGTTCCGAGGGCCAGCAGAGAGGTGCCGGTGTCGATACCGATGACCGGCACCTCGTTCATTTTCTTTGCCATACTCATAAGCATATAAGTTTATTAGGTTATGTTGTCTCAATGTTAGGCTCGGCACACGCCGTGAGCGTCAGCGCGGAGCCCGAGACGCCGAGCCGCCGCCAGGCGCCCCCGATCCGCAGGTAGAGGCTGTCCCTGTAGCACATGAACCCCGCCTCGCCGCTTCGCCCCTTGATGGCCATTACGCCGTCCGGGTCCGTGAACGCCTCAAGGTAGTTGGCGGTGCTCGCCCCGGTGGCCAGGCCGTTCTCGAACAGGTAGGACACGTTCTTGGCGTTGTCGAGCCTCAGTCCCGACGCCTTGACGAACGGCCTGGCTGTCCACGACCCGGTGTAGCCCATGTATCCCGAACTGGTCACCTCGACGGTTATCTTCACTGACGGACCGCTGCTGTGGACCGAGAACGGGGCCTCCACCGTGGAGACGCCCTGCGTCGAGTTCATCTGGTTCAGCTCGAGCGTGGCCACGGTCGTTCCGTTCACGCGCACCCTGACCGTCATCGCGGGATACCTGCGGAACGTGGGGTCGACCGTGATGCCTCCCGACCCGGTCCCTCCGGAGGACGTCACGGGCGTCAGGCTCTGGCTCACCTGGACCGAGGCCGATATGACGCCGCTCAGCAGTCCGGCCCCCGCGGCGACAGTGCCGAGGGTGTAAGTGTTCTCGGTGGCCGAGCTTCCGTCCGACGCCGACGTGTACGTCACCGCGCAGACCGGTGACGCAAGGCTGCCGAGGCTTGACGGATCCAGGTCTCCGCCGTCTCCGAACAGGGCGGCGTGCGTCATGGTCTCGCCGCTCATCCGCGTGCAGAGCTTTCCGCCGGAGTCGTAGACGCAGATGTCGTTGGAGTCGTGCGTTATCTCCACGCGCTTTCCGCCGATGTCGGTCTTGAGGTTGCGGATCACGCCGTTCTCTATGACCGCGTTGTCGGCCAGAAGTATCTGGGTGGCCACCAGGTCCCACGACTGGAAGCGTTTCCAGTCCGTCGATGGTTCCGACGGCTCATGCGCCGACCCCTTGGCGTGTGTCGCGGCACAGGCCCAGTAGTACCCGGCATGGCGCACGATGTCGCGGATGCCCTCGGAGGTGGTGCCGTCATACAGGATCTCGCCGTCCGGGATGTCGGCCCATACCCTCGGTCCGCGAGGCAGGGGACCCTGCTTTCCAGGCACGCCGTCAGCCACCGTCACGATGTGGAACGACATTGCGTAATCCATGCCTCCGTAAGTCACGGTGAACGGTACGGTCAAGTTCACTCCTGTTGCCTCCGATGCAATCATGAGTCGGTAGAAGAACCGTCCGTCCTCCGTGCCGAAGCTCCATCTTATGTTGTCGGCAAGCGCACCGGGTCCTGAAGAAACAAGGAGAGAGCAGCCATAGTCGCCGTAATTGACCTGAGCCGCGCCCTTGCGCACGTCCACATAGATATTGTACGTCTTGCCCTCGCCCTCGCGGTGCACGATGTCAGGCGGCGTCACCGTCACGACGATTCCGTCCTGCCCCGGTTCGCCCTTAGGCGTGCGGAGCAACGTCACTTTATTCGATACCCTTGCCATGGACAATCGGATTTACACTGTGAACTCTGCCTCGCATATCACGTCCAGCTGGCCGCCGTTGCCGTCGACCAGCGCAGCGGGGAAGTCGAGCGTGGCGGCGGCCGTGGTGCGTGCCGGGATGTTCCTGCCGCCCACCGTCAGCGCGGAATTGTTGGCGTACACGCCGTCAGGCTTCATTATCGACCAGTAGTAGCTTACGGTGCCGGAGTAGGCCGAGCCTGTATCCCTGTTGATGAGCGAGGGACGCAGGGTGCGGTAGGCCGTACCGGCCTCTCCGGGCGCGAATGTGGCGGACGCCGATGTGGCGGTGCCGCCCTCGCACACGTTGATGTTGAGGTAGAACGGGTCGCCGATGTCCATGACGGCCTGCACGTCGTAGTATTCCTCGGTGGAGCCTGTCGCGGTGTTGTATATCCTCACGCGGTATACGGCCATGGTCTCCACGTCCGAGGAACTGACCGTAAGAGTCTGGCTTGTGGCTCCGCTGATTGCGTCCCATCCCCTGGCCGACGTCTGGCGGTACCATTGGTATCCGTATCCGCTGGTCGGGTCGGATATGACTCCGCTGTCGTTGAGCATGGCCTTCAGCACGCAGGAGTTGCCCTTGGCCTGGTCCACGGTGAAGCAGTTGGCGTCCCCGGCGATGATCACGGCGCTTTTGCCCTGGTCGGTCAGAGGCGAGCAGCTGACCATTGTCTCGGCCTGTATCCTGCTCCCGTCAACGGTCTCGCCCACCATGCGGATGGTGTGGTTGGCCGCGTTGCCCGACGGCCCGGCTGCAACGAGGTTCTTGAGGATGGTGCAACGCCACAGGCCGTCAGTACCCTTGGCCAGGTTGAAACGGCCCTGCGTGTCGGCGAACGTTCCGGCGGCGATCACCTGCACGCCGTCATAGTACAGACTCATGTTCGCGAGGTCTGTCTCGCCGGAGCCAAGCGTGGACACCGCATGGAACACCAGCACCGGATGGCCGTTTACGTCGCTCCAGTCCGGAACGACCTTGGTCTGGTTGAAGTACTGTATCAGGTCGCCCGCCGAACAGGCTATCATGGCCGTATAGGTGGTGCCGTCCTTAAGGCGCGTGACCGACACCTTGTTCATTGCCGTACTCATACAGTATCACCTCCTTCCTCCTCGGTAGCCGATTCCTCGTCAATGGGTTCCGACTCCACTGGAGTCTCGGGTTCGGATTCCACGGTCTGCTCGGTCTTGCCAAGGAACTCCAGCAGACGCTCGTCTGTGATTGGCGGCAGTTCGTTGACGCAGGTCCCGTCCTGCTCGGCGCGCACCTGTTGGGCGGTCAGCGCGACGCACCCCAACGCGGGAAGCGTGGCCGCTATATTCTCGGACGAACACAACGGCAGGAAGTCCCGGTCCCACAGCAGATAGTTGCCGTCGGCGAACACCTGGCGGTCGTTGCTTGTGTCATAACGGTGGTCATACCCGTGGACCGATGCCAGGTAGTCCACAAATTCTTTAGGTGCCTTAACGTACATAGTCTTGTTGTTTTAGTTTTAGATGAATAATACCTTGCCGTCCGAGTCGGTGAACACGGATCCGTCCGAATCACACGCAGCGTACAGCGGCCCCTTGTCCTCGACGGCCATCTCCACGTCCATGCTGTCACCCGTGGACCTGACATCGAATCCGTTGCCGTACCCTGATGCCGTTGCAGAGCCGTTGACGTGCCATGAGATCAGGAACTCCGCGCTCGGATCGGCTATGCGTCCGCCGCCACGGTAGCGGACGTATGCGTCGGCGTGGAGCGTCTGCCCCGCGTCCGGCAGATACGCGGACATGATGGTGTCGACGTCCACCTCCGGGATACGGCGCGTCATGCTGGCCTCCACGGTGCGCGTGGCCCCGTCGTGCGTGGCTACGCAACGCAGGAATGCGGACCCGCCCATGAAACGGCGGTCGATGGTCAGCGCGCCCGTGGTCGCGTCTACGCACACGTCGCAGTCCAGGATCTCCGTAGTGGCGTCGCCGGGGACGTAAGGCTTCAGGTCCGTCCATACGCCGTCGCGGAGCCTCTGCCACTTGATCGTGGCCGTCACGGTCTTGCCTCCGCGGTGGGGGCGGGGCGTGATAGTCAGTTCGTCATGTCCTGTGACGAACGGATTCCACGTCTGCGAGGTAGGAGCGTCAAGCTCCAGTTCCAGCTGAGGCTCCGCAGCCGTCTGCATCCGCGCCGACACCTTGGCCATGATGTTGTCAACGCCGTACTTGGCGCGGAACACAAGGCTCACGTTGCCGTTCTTCTTGATCTGCAGTCCGCAGGGATAGCCCGTCGGATAGAGGGCGAAGGCGGTGTCCGCGCTCGTTATCTGCGTCTCGGTGCCGTCCGCGCCCACCTCGTACCATGCCTTGCCCGACAGTTTCGTCAGGTCCAGGTCGGTGCCGTCGCAGGTTATCGAGGGCGTCACCGTCACCGGTAACAGCGTGCGGTCGAAGTCGTACTCCTTCGCGCTCTGCAGATAGGTCTGGTTGAGCGGAACGTTGCCCACTGCCGCGATGGAGCACGAGTAACTGTGTCCCTCATGCAGCCTGAACGCGCTCCGTCTTACTGTCTGTCTTGCCATGTCGGTATCGGGTTAGAATTCATAATCCATTTCGGCCACCGCCACCTGGGCGTCGTTTATCGTGGCCTTGCAGCAGAACATTATCCTGCTTATCGAACCCTCCACGCCGTCCCAGTCGAGGTCGGCGGTGGTCAGGAGCAGACGCTTGTTGTCGCTGTCGGTTGTCGGAATCCATGCGTTGTCCGAGCCTAAGCGCCGAGTGCCGCTGGCGTTGTAGCTCTCGCGGGTCCACTCCACGTCGGCACCCTGTACATCGGAGGTGATGTCGCGGTTGTGGAGACGGGCCACAAGGGTCAGCGTCGCGTTGAAGGAGTCTCCGCGCCAGTACAGCTCGCGCTCCGCGAAGTCCACGGTGAAGTCCGGATTGCCCTGGTAGAAGGCCCAGTCGGTGCTGTTCCATGCCGGTTCCTGCGTCGTGCCGGTCTTCATGCACGCCCAGACGCACCCGTAATGGGTGACAAGCGACGTCTCGCATATGCCGTTGCGCATCGATGCCGAACGGTAGTCAGTGACCGCGCTGTTCCATTGTCCACGGTAGATGTAGGTGGGCACCGGATTGTTCTGGTAGTCCACCTGTATCAGGTCCTGCACCACGATGCCGCGTGCGTACAGGTAGTCGTGGTCCGGATTGAGCGGCATCAGGTGCGTGCCGTTGGAGTCCGTGACCTGGAGCGTGCGGAGCCATTCCGGTGTCACGCCCAGCGACATCCCCCAGTTGCCCTTGTCGATGATCGGCCTGGTGACTCCGGTCAGATGCACCACGCGGCCCTCCGAACTGCTGATGTAGAAGCAGGACTGACGGGTCTTGTCGGTCTGGTTGCCCCAGCGCGCGAAGTTCATAAGCTCGCACAGCGGGTAGTTCTTGCCACCCGGAACCTCGTTGTCGGCGTACAGCGTGACGTTGACCGTGTTGGCCGAGGTGTTCACAGAGTTGACGCGGAACCATGAGGTGTAGTACTTGCCGGGCGCCGTTGTCTGCGCTCCGTTCACGCCGAAGTCCTTGGCCAAGGTGTTGACTATGCCCTTGCAGACGTTGCCCTCGGCCATGGCCGTGAAGTAACCCTCGTGCTGTTTCTTGAGCACAAGGTCATAGGTGCCGTCGGCGCGGACCGAGAACGACTCTATGGTGTCGGACTCGGTGAACAGCTCGTCGCCCTGCCGTGCCGACAGCCTGTTGATGATCAGTTCCAGGACCTCCAGGCTTGTCCGGACACGAAGGCTCTGGACCTCCGCGTTGCCTTGGCCGTCGATGGCCGCTCCGGTGCCTGCATACAGGCCGGAGGTGAAGGTGCCGGATTCGAACCCCTGGTCCGATGCGATCTTATGCGGCGACCTGTCGTCACGGTCCTTCCGCATAAGGTCGCAGTAGCTCCGCAACGCGCTCAGTAGGTTGTTGTCAGTCGCCCTTGTCATGTCGCCGGTCCTGATGATGTCCGGAAGCGATATGCTCTCCGCCATCGTCCGCGCATAGCTCCGCACGGACTCTATGCTGTCGCTCATTGTCGACATCGCCGTCCTGCTCAGTGCGTCTCCTATCTCCAGATCCATCTGGGAGGGGAGGTTCACCTTCCGGCTGATCCTGGTGATCCGGCTGTCGCGGTACCCGGTCCCCGGGAAATACTCCTCGCTCTCAAGACGCACCCGGCACCCTATGGCCAGCTCCACGTTGTTGTCCTCGATCCATACATGGTCCGTCGAAGCCTTATAGACTGTAAGGTCGAGATTGTGCTCTGCGTTGTATTTGCTTACCGCAGCAAGGAATTCCTCTTCGGCCAGGGTGTAATACTCGTCCGGCATCCTCAGGTTCCACAGGATATATTTGTCGCCCTCTTTCGGCACGAGCGTACCGCCGGGCAACTGCGTGTCATCGTCATAGGGCCAGATGGTGATTATCTCGAATTCCCGGGGGTCGCTGTTGTAGTTCACCTCGAAATAATACGTGCCGTCTTCCTCGTCGCCGAGTCCGGCCAGCTCGCTCCCTTCCTGGAACGACACCCGCTTGACCATACCGCCGATTTCATAGTCGTTGGGGTCGAACGGCAGGCTGTCGTCGCGGAAATAGTAAATGGTGAAGGGCTTGCCGTCTTCGCCTGTCCTGACTTCGCTCCGGACGCTGCTCACTACGCCTACGCGGCGCGGATATATGTCCGCGAAGGCATCGGCCTCGTAATGGTCCACACGCCCGTACTTGTCGGCGTTCATCTCCACATATTTCTGACCGCCTGGCAGCCGCAGCCGTGTGGATCCATACTTCTCCCGGTCTATGTTCCGGCTGCTTCCCACCGGGTAGAGCCGCGTGTAGAACTTCACATTGTCCGCTGTTCCCGGCTCTATGCCGGTCAGCCCTTTGTCATAGCCCATGGAAACCGGCTCGCCATGCTCGCACCTGCAGATATTGACGGTCTGGCCTTCCACCCACCATTCCGCGCCTGCTTTCTCGGCAATCTCCTTGAGGGCCTGGTCGCAGTACTTGCCGAAGTAGTCGATCACGATGTTCTCCGCGCCGTCCACCTGCCCGACCTTCCAGTCCGTGATGTTGCCCATGCCGGCGTTCATGCACTTGACAATCATGGCGACATGTTCCCACGCCGGTGCGGTCAGGGTAAACACAGGCTCTTCCTCGTTGTCGACGGTCTTGATCACCAGCAGACGCTTTATCATGCTTTCCACACCGTAGAGTCTGATGTCGTAGCTCCACTCCTTCGTGGATTTCTGCTTCGGACGGTATTTCTCGGTCAGCCAGTAGCGCTCACCCTCGAAGTCGGCGTAGTCATCGACATCGAGGTCTATATGCTCGTAATGGGTGAACGAGAGAGTCAGGACACTGTCGCCCTGTATCTCTGTCACCTGGGTGGAGCTGTCGTTCGGCGACAGTTCCACCTTCGGGTTCCCGGCTTTGTCGTATATCGTTATAAGCATGTTTTAAAGGCGTTTTTAATCGCTTTGCTCTGCAAAGAATTTCGTTAGAATGACGGTACCGGCTCGCGGAATCTCACCTTGAAGCGGCTTGCCTGTACACCCTCTTTCCAAAGGTATGTGAGAGGTTTGTAGAACGGACTTTCGACATAAAACATCCGCATAGTGAGGTTCAATTCGGTAAACCGCACGTTGAGCCAGCCATTATCTCCGGTCTTCAGGAAGGCTATGAAATCACGGTAGCGACGCAGCCATTCACTCTGTGTTTGAGCAAACAGTGCGAAGTGTAATGTCACGTCTCTCTCCCCGTTCTTGATCTCAAGCCGGGATGAATACTTAGAACCGTTCTCTTCCCGGATATTGACTGCCACATGGCTCTTGACCTTGGATGGTGTCATTATGGCGGTAAGGTTTTCCCGGCCACCCTTCTTCTCTTCGGTCAGAAAGGCTCCGAACTCCGTCCATATATCAGTGCCGTTGATTACGACAAGATTTTTTAATGCCTCGGTATCCATGTTATTTCGTCTTTATTCCGTCTCTGATAATCTTCTTTATATCATCGGACAGTTCATCAACCTTGTCGGCGGTGCGCCCGGTGTTCTCCTCGATCTTTCTCAGCGAGTCGGATGCGGCACCCCATTTGGAGGTCACGTCCTCGATGTTGTCATCAATCGATGAAAGATGCATTTGGGCACTGACAAACAATCCTTCAAGTTTTGTACCTTGGTCTTGGCTCATGGCTGCAAAACTTCCGGACTTCCCGGACTGACTTGTGCCGGAGCCTTCGGGATCATATCCTATCGCATCTGCAATAGCATCGCGTTCTGCAATGGCATCATCGACAATCTTCTTATAGCTGCTCCGCAGGGATGCGAGTTCGGCATCATCGAGTTTGCCGTCATCAGCCATAGAATCAGCAAGCTTCTTGTACCAGGCCTTGAGCATATCGCTGTATTTCTCACTCATGAGGCTCTCGACAATCGTCCCGAAAAGCATCTCGTCGAGGTTCTCGCCAAACGACTCGGCATCGGACTCCATGTCAAGCAGCTGACTCTTGAAATTATCCCGGAGACTGCTGAACGACATACCTGTGAGCTTTTCCCGGAGCGCATCCTGTAGTTCCTCAATCTGCTTGTAGTAATCGATGTAGTCATCCATATACTGAGCGGCATCCTTATAGCCGTCATCAGCGAGGGTCTTGATTTTTGAATAAAGATCGTTGGCCTCGTTGAACACTTTGGCCATATCCTCGCTTGAAAGGCCGAAGAACGCACCGGCATCCGTGATGTTCTTGCCTGTGAGGTCACTGATGCGCTTCCAATCGGCATCCGACATCCCCTTGTTGATCTTATAATTCGATGAATGGTGGCCTCCGATTCCAAGGAATCCATTACTCCATGCCGCCCCGGAACGTGCCATCATCTGTTGGGTGTTGGCCATCGACTGTTCAAGCAGTTCCTTCTGCCGATTATATACACCTTGCGCGTCTGCGACAGAACCCTCGTCCATCTTTTCGGCCAGATTGTCAATCGCTTTCTGCAAGTCCTTATTAGAGTTGGTGAGGTACTCTATGTCCTGAGCGAGGGTCTTGTCGCTGTCTCCTCCGCCAAACCATGATGAGAACCCACCCCACGTTATGGCATCGAATATCTTGCCAACGCCCGAGAGTATGCTTTTGCCAAGAGTTACAAAGAGGTCTCCCGAAAGCACATCGTCAAGAATGCCGCTCACCGCATTGAATACGGCATCAAGGATGCCTCCGACAACCACACTGACTCCGTCCTTGAAAACATCGATGATACTGACAATCCATCCGATGATTGGAACATCCTCAAGCGCGTCGGCCACTTTGCCGAATGCCTCTCCGAGGACACCGCCCATCTGCTTCGCGCTCTTCCCGAGCGTGATCAGGCCGTTGTAGGCTCCCGAAAGGCTTCCGGATGCCAACTGCTGAAGACCATCGACAACACCGTCCATTGAACTTTTGAGCGTGGTCGCTGTATTAGTCATAGATCTTTGAACTGCATCGGCTGTCTCTTGCAAAGCCTCGACATTCTTTGCGGCTGCATTCTCATTATTCTGCGCGGTTGTGAGGGCAGTCTGAGCAGCGTCTTTCTCTGCCTCGGTTCCTTCCGACTGCGCACGTACATATTCCTTCTGAGCTTTTTCAAGCTCTGCAAAACATTTCCCATATTCTACCTGCGCTTCATGAAGCCGGGTAACTGCGTCTTGATAATCGTTAATCTCGGCTCCGAGTTTTTTGAAGCTGACATTGTTTGCACCGCCAAGGGACTTTTCCATCTGACGTATGGCATCAATGAGAGCCTGTTGACTCGCATGGTCGGAATTCTTAAACTCGTCGGTCTGGACATACGCCTTGGCATCGGCAAGGACAGGAGCGATGACCTTGTTGAACATACCTCCGAATTCACCGAACACTATGCCCCAATCGATATTTGTCCTAAGTTCCTGTGCCTTTACTCCTGCGAGGAGGCTGTCCCTCTCGCGGCCAAGTGTCTCCTTTTCGGTCTGACTCCCGGCTTTTCTGATTTTCTCGGCATACTCGGCTGTTATGGCAATTTTATGCTGTTGGAACGTTCCATACTGCCGGAGCTGCTCCTGCATAAGGGCGAATTCCGACCGGTATGTTTCTGCAATTGCCTTCTGTCGTTTCTCCTCGTTGAGTTTTGAAGCTTCATCTATGGCACTCTGCTGTTCCGTACTGAGAGAATTGCCGAGCCCGGCCTTGGCGTTCTCTGCCCCCCAATCGCTCTTCTGTTTGGCAAGGGCATTTTTCTTTGCCTGATACTCGTCTTCAATTTGCTTGAGTTTCTTCTGCAAGCCTTCATCCATAGCCTCGGTTTCGGCTTGGTCATTCTCCTGCTGAAGGGCGACAAGTTCCTGTCCGAGCTTACGCTGGAGTTCAAGCCTTCTCGCCGCTTCCCGTTCCTGCTTCTCATGTTGTCGGGCTGCGGCCTGCGAATCCTTGTCGGTTCCCGGCTTCACCTTGTCATATTCCTTTTTCGCCGTATCGGCAGCATCCTTGAGTTCCTTCGCCTTTTTCTCAAAATCTTCTTGAGACAATGAATTGGAAGCATCCCGGATAAAATCGTTGTATGCCTTCAGTGCGTCTTGATATTTCTTTTTTGCAGATGCAGCCCAATCAGCAGAACTGTCCTTGGGTTTATTGCGGCGGTTTTGCTCGGCACGTAATTTATTTAGTTGATACTGCAATTCGTCTTTGGAGTATGTGCCGGTCAAATCAGAATTCCCGGTGGTTATCCAGCCATATTTCTTCTCCTGAACCACCATCTGCGCCAACAGATTCTCACGCTGTTTTATCTGCTGCGCGAGTGTCTCATTGCTTACGCCTGTCAGATTCGCAAAATAATCATTCGCCTTATTTTTGCGAATCTGAACATTAAGCTGCTCTCTCTTTTTCAAGAGCATCTCATATTCGGTCTTTTCCGATCCATACAGCTGACCTTCGATGGTTTTTGTATAATTCCCCTTGCCAAAGCCTCCGGTGACCACCGTGGTTCTGGTTCTCGATGATTTGATCGCATTAAGTTCCGCAATACGTTTATTGACAGCATCACGCTCATTCTCCGGACGGGTGATTGATTTCTTCCCATCGAGAGCTGCAATCTCTTCCTTGATTTTTTTGATATTCTTGAGTTTCTCGTACTCCGTATCGTATTTAGCAAAAATATCCGGATACTTCATCTCAAGCTTGTTCAGAGCCTCACGCCGTGTATCGGTTGAAATGGCCTCGTCTCCGGCTATTGAACACAGTTCCTCGATCTTGCGCCGATGCTCGTCCTCGGCTTCGATCACTTTTTCCTTCTGCTTCTGATAATCCTCCTCTGCCTCCTTGAGTCGCTCAGTCTCGGTCTTCATCGATACAAGCGCGACACACACTCCGGCAAGTAATGTGGCGATGAGGACGTATGGATTGGAGAGCATGGTGGCGTTGAGCATCTTCTGAGCCTTCTCCACAAGCAGCAGCCAATTATAATGGAGAGCCTCGGCAGCGGTAGCCCATCCCTTCATCGCCACTACGGCCATGACTGCGGTGCGATAGACCCCGTATGTCCCCACGAGGGCAAGAAGGATCCGGCCAAACCTCTCGTAATTCTCAATCATGTACGACACTCCGGAGAGCGTCGAGTTGATGATGCCCTCTGATTGCTGTCCGATTTCATTGAACATCATGAAGACCGCGTCCTCGATGTTGGAGATCTGCCCGGTGATTGTCTTGGACTGTTCCTCCATGAGTCCCCCGAACTTGCCACCCTCATTGGTAAGGCTCTCGATGACTTTCTGAACTTCCGGGAATCCGACTTTCCCGGATTCCACCAATTCCTTGACTTTGCTTTCAGCAACCCCGAACTGTTTTGCAAGTTCCGAGATCATTGGAATGCCACGTCCTGTGAATTGATTTAGATCTTGGGTATAAAGTCTGCCTTGAGCCATTGTGGTTCCATAAAGGTAAACAAGGTCATTCAATGGAATGGACAGACCGGCGGCTATGTCTCCGAGCCGGATAAGGGTCTCGTTTACCTTCTCGGCTTCGAGGCCATAGGCAAGAAGCTGTTTGGCTCCGTTCGCCACATCCTCAAGACCGAATGGCGTGATGGCGGCAGTGCGCACCAACTGCTGCAACAGTTCATCAGCTTGAGAGACGCTTCCGAGCATGGTTCTGAAAGCGACCTCAAGCTGCTGAACCTCTCCCCGGACGGTAGCGACTTTCGACACAAGTTCCTTGACGGCGAACGCACCGGCAAGCCGACGGAATGTTTTATCCATCGACTGAGTCGTCCTGTCAAGTTCCTGCATTTCACGGTTGGCTGCTCTCGCATCATTACTGAGATTGGACACACCGCTTCTCGCACGGCTGACCCCCTGCGATGCCCTGTCGTTCAAAAGTATCTCAATGCGTACCGGCTCCATAGAGATTAGGTGTTAAGTTTGCTTCGGAAATATCCTGCTACCTCGTTTGCCTCATCCTCTGCACTGGCGGCGGATGAGATGCCGCCTGCTCCTTTCACCTTGCGCCGGACATAGCGCGGTGCATCACTGAGCATCATTATCAGTGTCTGGTAATTCACTCCGTCAAGTATGTATCTGACACTCCATCCGGTCTTATCTGCAATCTGCCACACAAACCCGAAGAGGCTATGGGAACCTTCATGTTCGGTTCTTAACTCCCCTTCTTTTTTTGGCTCATCCTCAGCTTCATCGGATTCGTCCTTTCCGCTGATCTGATAATAGGTATAAAAGGGTCCGTGCCCATAAGCGATACAAATCGCTTCATCGCTCCAAGCAGATATTCGTTCCTCATGAAGTTCCTCACGAGCCATGCCGTCAGCCCAAGCAAACATTTACGGGACAGAGGGCTTCTACAGACAGTCAAGGCTATCATCCGCGCCAACTTCCTGCCGTGATTGGCGATAAATGCCATCTCCTGTTCTTTCGTGAACCTCCACATCTCCTCGCTTGTCACATCCATTGACAAATATGTCCGCGCTATGAGGATTTGCCCCGACAGACACGGCCGCTTCATGGTCAGCCTTATTTCTATGGGCTTTTTCCTGAAAGGAAGGCGCAGACGCATCAGGGGGATTGTAACCCCGGCATCGAGCAGCGCATCCGCGCCTTCCATCTGGATATGCCTTATTGTGGCCTCGTCCATACCTTATCCTGCGGTTTCGGTGTCCTCGGGGAGCAGCCATCCCGTTTCCTCTTTCCACTCGTCGGGCAGCGAGTCGCTGGCGAATACGCCGTAGGGAGGGACCTTGGCGGCTGACGGCATGGCGACCTTCAGCTCCACCTCGATCTTGGCGGTCTCGGTCAGAGTGAGCTTGCCGGCAAGATTTGAAAGCAGTGTGGCGTTGGGGATCAGGACGGACTGCCCGGACACAAGTTCCAGCTCCCACGGTCCCTCCATCACCATCGCCGCCCTCGGGGCTGTCCAGCCGACAATCTTCTCGCCGGACTTATGCAGCCTGCCGCCCAGGAACTGCTCCAGGCTCTCGAAGTTCAGCTGGATCATGTCGAACTTCGGCGCGATCTTGCCGTTGGACTGGGGGATGACCAGAACGGGCGCGCCGGGGACCTGCTCGGCCTCGATGTCGCTGGACTCGGGTTTGGAGCCTCCAATGTCGAAGGAGTTCTTGCCGATATAGCCGACCGGTTTGCCCTTGTATTTCACGGCACCGATGCCGTACATGAAGTCTTTATTCATTTTTGCGTCGTTTTGAGATTTTGATGAAAAAAGTCAGTGATATCCCGGCGGCAATGCCCAGGGCAACCCCTTCGGCAAATATCCTCAAGGGCGATTCCCGGGTCTTTGCCTCTTCCCGGACAGCCGCGTGGTAACTTTCCAGGGCGTCACGTGCGTTATGGTAAAGCGCCTCGCAGTATTCCACCTGCCGGGCCAGGCTGTCGCATGTGCCCGTCACATATATCGTGTCGCCTAGTATCGACACCTCGGCCCGGGCCTGTCCGCTCTTGCGGTGATAGGTCGCGCCTTGCGGAAGCTTAAGGAGGCTGTCCACGGATATCCTCATCTCCACACGGCTTCCCGGCACCGCTTCCGTCCGGACTATCCGCGTGAAGGTCTGGACCGTGTCGTGTACCGTCACTGTCCGCTGGCTCTGTGTCTGCTCGGTCTGCGTCTTTCTGGTGGTCGCGCAGCCGGGCAAGCACAGGACAGCCGTCAGAATGAGGACAGCCGGAAGCAGCCTCCACGGCTTTGCGCAGCCGCGCCATTTCCCTCTTGGTCGAGGCCATCTCCCTTTTGGTGGCATGAAGGTCTTCCCTGGTAGCATGAAGCTCGTCTTTTAACGGTTTCACGATGTTCTCCACCAGAATCCGGGTCGCATTCTCGGTGTTGGTGATGTGCACGGTCTCGGCTTCGGCCTTTGCCTTTTCGGCATCGGCGTTGGCCTTGCGCACAGTCGCCCTCATAGTAGCGACTGCTACTATAAGCGCCACGACGCCACCGCCGAGAAGTATGTTGAGGATTTCGCTGAAGGACATCGCTGATTTTGGTTTGATTGGTTCTTACCGGGTTATGCCTATTGACTTGAGCCACTTCTGGACATCGAAACTCGGACAGGCCTTGGCGGCCACTTCGTTGTGGCCGATGATGCGGACTCCGGGGAACCGCTTGTGGAAATCCTTGACATAGGCTTCCATCGCCTTAAGCTGAGCCGGGGTGCGGGTGTCCTTGGGCGTTTTCCCGTCCCGGGCACAGCCGCCGGCATAGACGACATGACGGCTCACGGCATTGTAGCCTTTGGCGCCGTTGGTGATTTCCCATGGGTCCACGTTGGCGTCCTCGTTGTTGTCTACGAGACGCTCCACCGTGCCGTCAAGGTGGATGATGTCGGTATAGCCGACCTGTTTCCACCCCCGGCCGCCCTTTGACACCGGGGAGGTGTGCCAGCGCCGGATGTCGGCGGCTGTCACCTCGCGCCCCTCGGGTGTCGCGGTGCAATGGAGTACGAGATACAAGAGCTGGGCCATGATTATTTACCGGTTTCAGTAGTACCCCCGGCAGCCTGCGCCTTGAACTTGGGCGTGGCGCGGAAGTCGGCGACAATAAATTCCTCGCCGAAGGCGATATTGGTGTCTGCCTTCATGAGAATCTTACAGAAGTAAAGCTCGCTGGCATTGGAAACCTTGTCTACCTGAACCACACTCTCGTCGTTCTGCAGGTTGACAGCGGCGAAGAAGTTGCCATCGGCATCCGGCGAACAGAGTGTTGCGACGATAACGCTGTCAGGCCACGCTGCCACGGTCTCGATGGTGATGCCCTTGAAGCGCTTGCGGTTCACCTCGGTCTCGCTGGCGTTCTTGGACTCGCGCTCGGTCAGTTCGTCATCGTACGTGTCGAAGTCATCCACGCTCATGATGAAGCGCAGATCCGGGTTGGTACGCATTGCCTTGGGGATGGCGGCGCGGACGGCCTTCAGCCTCTTGGTCATGGTGTCGGCCTTGGATACATCCACCAGGACATAGTCCGTAGCCTTGGCGGCCTGGGTGAGGATGCCGTTCATAAGCTTGGTGTCGTCTGTGCCGTCGGCATATTCGCCGTTGACGAAGTGGTCGCCGAGTTCGAACTGCACCTGCTTGCTCAGTGCGTCCAGAAGGGCGTTCTGGGCCTCCGGCGGAAGCTGGGCGAAAACGAGGTTGCCATTGGGTTGCCACTTGCGCCAGATATGCTCGAAGGCACGGGGATTGAAGACGGTGAAAGCCATGAAGTCATGGGGTTCCAGCGTCTGCTCCGAATAGCTGAAGTCACCCTTACTGTCGGTGACCTGTGGGTCCTCCTTGCGCTTCTGGAGCATCTTGCCGGCCTTCAGACGGGGGATGCCGATTTTCTTTTCCACGCCGGGGATAACGTGGATAAGACCTTTCTCCACAAGTTCGTTGCCTGTGGCGGCCACGGTAAGGATTCTCTCAAGAACCTCGCCGCTGTAATTGGTGTTGTCTACTCTGATTGCCATGTCGGTATGGTTTTTGATTTGTTATTTTTTGAGTTTGGCGCGGATTTCCTCCATGCGGAGGTCCCACGGACTCTTGGCCGGAACCTCTTCGGCCGGACCGGTCTGGATCGTCTCGCTGAGCTTATGGGCCGGCGGGATGGCGTCGAGTGTGGCGTTGAGGTCTTCGACGCCGAGCTTCGTGCCCATGTCGATGAAGTGCTGCTTCTTGTCAGCCGGAATCTTCCTGGCTGCGACGGCCGCGTCGACGGCTGTGGTGATCTGCGCCAGCTTCAGCCGTTCGTTCTCTGCACGCATCCTGTCGGATTCCTCCTTGGAACCCTTCAGTTCGGCGAGCCTGGCGTTGACTGCCGCCTCGTCTGCCGTTTCCGGCAAGCCCAGTTGCAGGGCAAGTGTCTTGATGTCCATGTGGGGATTGTTGTTTGGTTTATGATTCAGCCGGGGAAGGGGGCATTCGCCGCCGGCGCCCAGCGTTATTAACTGTCCGTCCTTATACAGCCTGATGGCGTCGTTGTTGGCGCCTATGTCCACAAGCGACACTTCATGCAGCTGCGATCTGGTTACCGTGGGGAAGCGTTGTCCGGATACTATATGTTCGGGAGCGTCGCTGGTCTCAATGACGTTGAAGCCTATGCTTACCATCCGGAGCGACCCGAATTCCCACTGCTTCCTGCACTGGCGCGACAGTTCGGTCGCCTCGTCGAATGCGAGCTCGCCGGTTATCTCGCCGTTCTCTCTCTTGAGGTCCTTGACCACACCGATTACCTGCCCGCGGTTGTGCATGTACAGCAGTATCGGGTTACGCTCGTACTGCTCCATGTCCACCCCCTCCGTAAGGACGCGGTAGCCGTAGCTGTTAAGCCTGTCGTTTGTTAGTCTCACTCGTTTTCCCATTGCACGTATCGCGTTTGAAATCCGATGCAATATTATTGTCTAACTCCCTATTTCGCAAATATATATGCAAGGGTTTCGTTACTTTCCGAAACCTTTGCGCATTTATTTGCTTTCATCCTCTTTTATATTCAATTTTGCGGTGGTTTCCTGCGTCGGGCCGCCTAACGCGCCGGTCTGTCACAGGGAGCGATCTTTAATCCCATCTTGAAAATGACAAAAGCAGAACTCGAAAAGAAAAAAGGCCTCGCGCGTGCCCTCTTCCTCTCCGGACTGGAGCAGACCGAGATCGCCGACAAGGTCGGCGTCTCAAGGCCCACATTGTCCAAGTGGTGCGTGGCCGATGGCTGGAAGGAGGCCCGCGCCGCCAAAAACATAACACGTCCGGAACTCGTCAACAAAATTTTGCTGACTATTGACACGCTCATCCAACAGGTCTATCAATCCAAAGACCCCGGTCTCATCTCAAGCCTCGGAGACAAGCTTTCCAAACTCGCATCCGTCATTCAGAAACTCGACAAGAAGGCCAACGTCGTCTCCGCCATCGAGGTATTCATGGCTTTCTCCAAGTGGCTGGAGTTCCGCGCCAAGGTCGACCCAGATGTCACTCCGGAACTTATCAAGGCAATCAACAAGTATCAGGACCGGTTCCTCATCGAGTCCATGAACAGGGGCACGCTCGCTTCTTGACATGAATGCCAGGATGACAAAGGAGCAGAAAGAGGCGTTTCAGCGGTGGCAGGAGCATTGCAGGGAGGTTCAGACGCTGACTGCCGTCTCCATGGCTGTCGCCCGGGAGACACCCGTTGAACGCGACCGACGCATTAAGCGGCTGCTCTCAGACTACGATGAGTTCTGCGAGTATTACTTTCCCCATTTCCTTTTATTACGTGACAAGACCACAGGGCAGGTGGTCAGGACCATTCATAACGCACCGTTCCATTCAAAAGCGGCCCTCAGGATCAGGAATACCCCGAATCTCAAGGCTGTCTTCAAATGGCCCCGGTTTCACGCCAAATCCACGCATATAGGCGTCTTTATTCCTTGCTGGCTCATTTTCCAGCCGATCCGCCTCATAAACTTCATGGTGGTTGTAAGCAAGTCCGAGGATGCTGCCATACGTCTCCTCGGCGACCTGCAGGCCGAACTTGAAAGCAATCAAAGATTGATCGCTGACTTTGGAGAGCAGAAAAACATCGGCTCATGGCTTGAAGGTGAGTTCAAGACCAAGGGTGGCGCCAAGTTTCTCGCTGTCGGCCGTGGGCAGTCTCCCCGTGGACTCAGGGACAGGGAGGCCCGTCCGGACTACATCACGATCGATGACCTGGATGATGATGAACTGTGCCGTAATGAGAAAAGAGTCAAGGAGGCTACAGAATGGGTCAAGGAGGCTCTTTTTGGCGCCCTTGACGCTGGCCGTGGCCGCTTCATAATGGTAGGCAACCTTATTTCCAGGAACTCCGTACTGGCCAACATGGCTGCATCCAAGGGTGTCCATGTCTCCGAGATCAAGGCCGTCGACCATGACGGCAACCCTGTGTGGGCTGAGAAATGGACAAAGGAGGAAGCGCAGGAATACAGGGATTTCGTGGGGTACAGGGCATGGGAGAAGGAGATGATGCACAACCCCATCAACGACGGCTCCATCTTCCGCCATGAATGGATACGCTTCAAGCGCCTTCCCAGACTGGAGAAGTACGACATGCTCGTGTGCTACACCGACCCATCCTTCCGATCAACCACCGCCAACGACTACAAGGCATGCCGCCTGTGGGGCAAGATCGGAACGGAGTTGCATCTTATAGACTGCTATGTCCGCCAGGACACTGTGTCCGGCATGGTGCGATGGCTTTATGACCTCTATGAACGGACCCGCGACCGTGTGTCAATTTCATTCTTCATGGAGGCGAATTTCATGCAGGACATCATTCTGGACGAATTTGCCGCCGAAGGAAACATAAGGGGGTATCAGCTTCCCATTCTTCCGGACAGACGCAGCAAGCCGGAGAAGATTCAGCGCATAGAGGCTGTCTCGCCTCTATGGGAGCGTGGTTTTGTATTCTATAACAAGGCGCTCAAGGATTCCCCGGACATGCAGGTCGGAATCGAGCAGACTCTTGCCCTTGAGCGCGGCTCCCGCGTCCATGACGATGCGCCCGATGCCGACGAGGGCGCCATCTGGTATCTGCAGCGCGGCACACGGCAGGAGATCTTCAAACCGGTGGCGGTTCCGCGCCGCTCCCCTAAAAATATATGGTGATTATGTTTATCGACAATGAGGATTACCGGGTTGTCATCGGCGAGGCCGCCCTGAAAGTGATATCGCAGTCTTCGCCGGAGAATATTGCCAATGCCGAGGCTGAGGCTATGGAAGAGATTGCCGGCTATCTGCGACCGGTATATGATACCGATGCCGTTTTTTCGGCTTCAGGCAATGACCGGAACCGGCTTATAGTCATGTACACCGCCGACATCGTCCTTTACCATCTGACCGCCTCACAGCCTCAGAAGATGGGCAGCGAGATTCGCAAGGAACGCTACGACCGGGCGATTAAATGGCTTGAGGGTGTCCAGGCCGGCAGAATCATCCCCGATTTACCCTTGAAAGAGACAGAAGACGGCGCCTCCGGCTTCGGCACTTCATTCCATTCTTCACCGAAACTTAGACACGACTGGTAAATCATGAGCAGAAAACCCAGACAACGCAGGGCTGAACAGGAAAGCCGTGCCAAGGCAGCCAAGCAGACCTCCATCATCATGGAACTGCACCGTTACGCCGAATTTTTTACAAAGAACGATATCGAGGACTGGCGCCGGGCATGGCAAAGCGCCATTGATCCGCACCGTCCGAACCGGCAGAAGCTCTACGACATCTACCGGGACGCCATGACCGACTCGCATCTTTCCGGCTGCATACAGCAGCGCGTGGGGTTCGTCATGTCGCGCTCTTTCAAACTCGTCGACGAGAGCGGCGCCCAGGACCACGATGCCGAGCATCTTTTCGACCAGTCCTGGTTCAAGGATCTGTGCCGACTGTGCCTTGAGTCTATATGGTACGGCCACTCGCTGATTGAACTTGGCGATGTAATTACCGACGGTGACGGTCATCCGGCATTCTCCGCCGTTACCCTTATCCCCCGCAAGCACGTGGTTCCGGAGAAGGGGCGCGTCGTATCGCGTGTCGGCATGAACTGGGAAACCGGCATACCGTACCGCGAGCGTCCTTGGAAGGACTGGCTTATTGAGGCCGGGCGTCCCGACGACCTCGGGCTGCTGCTGAAGGCTGCGCTACACACCATCCCGAAGAAGCACGCCATGTCGTTCTGGGACTGCTTCGCCGAGATCTTCGGCATGCCCTGGCGCATCGCCCGCACTTCGACACGCGACCCCAAGGAGTTCAAGCGGCTGGAGGACATGATCTACAACGGGGGCGCCGGCCAGGGTATGGTGTCCGGAATGGAAACGGAGATTCAGTTCGTGGAGTCGGGCAAAGGCGATGCCTTCAATGTCTATGACAAGCGAATCGACCGCTCAAATTCCGAACTTTCCAAACTGGTCATCGGCCAGACCATGACAATAGAGGACGGATCCTCGCTGTCACAGTCGCAGACACACCTGCAGGTCTTCCTCAACCTTGTGGAGTCCGACCGCGACATGCTCCGCGACATCATAAACAATCAGCTTATACCCCTCATGGCTCTCCATGGGTTCCACGTCAGGGGCCTGCGCTTCGAATGGAACGACGCCGTTGACTACACCCCCGAGCAGCAGGTGGCATACGAAACGATGATTGCCGACCGCTATGAGGTCGACCCGTCATATTTCGCCGACAAATACGGCATGCCCGTAGGCGATCGGCGCAATTCTCTGGCTTTGCCCGGGCCTGATGACGGCGATGGCAAGGATGATGACAAAGGCGACAAGAATGACTCCAGAAAGCCAGGGAAGGATTTTTTCGATTAGGCCCCTCTGACTACGAGGGGCTGCACCGACGCTATGCCCGGTTGCTTGAGGGGATGCCGGTTCTTGAGACACTGGCAGCTCCGTCCGAGGACATACGCAAGCGACTGTCAGCCTTGTTCACCGGCATGATGAGGTCACTTTTCAAGGAGAAGGGTGCCGAGTTCCGGGTGCACCTGGTGGCAGACCCGGCGGTACAGGAGTTTGTCAGCACCCATGCGTCGGCGATGGACTCGGCTTTTGAGAAGGTGAGCATGACCGAAGGTATGCGCCGGCGTTTAACCCGGTCTAATTACATCTTCTCCGGCATGAAGGCTTTCCATGAGCTGCATGAGGCCTTTCCGTCATTGCTCGATGAGAATGGCAATAGAAAGCCGTTTGAACGGTTCTTGAACGATGTTCAAAGCATTGACTCCACATATAACGGGTATTATCTCAGGGCGGAGTATAACTTCGTCAGTGCCTCGGCTGAGATGGCAGAACGCTGGGAGCGGTTCATGCGCGACGGTGACCGCTACAATCTCCAGTACCGCACCCAGCGTGATGACAAGGTGCGTCCTGAACATGCGGCTCTTGACCGCGTGACGCTGCCGCCGTCCGATTCGTTCTGGGAAGAGTTCTACCCGCCCAATGGCTGGAACTGCCGCTGCACAGTGGTTCAGGTACGAAAATCAAAATATCCGGCCACAAGCCATGACGAGGCGATGCGTCTGGGCGACGAGGCCCTGCAGCGTGACACGAAGGGCATCTTCCGGTTCAATGCCGGAAAGGAAGGCAAGTCTGTCCCGGACTACAATCCTTACACCATCCGCAGATGCACCACCTGCCCCGTCGCAAAAGATGGTAAATCCGGCAAACTCGCCGCATTCATTCCTGACAACGAGGTCTGTAAAGCCTGTGTTCTCGTTCATCGTTGCGAAGAATTGCGTCAGTGTAAAATAGACCCTGTTTATGGCGAACGTCTGAAAACAAGCACCAGTGCCGACAAAACTGAGGTAATGGAAAATACCCGCGCATCATATTCCCTTCTGTCATCATTCCCGACCATGGAGATAAAAATCCGCGAACATGTCATTGAGCATGGGGTGAAGAATCCTGAATACCTTATAAATGGCTTGATAGGCGATCGCAAGGGAATACGTTCTGTAAAGGGTGTCACAGCGGCTTTTAGAGCCGCTAAGGAACAAGGATGCGAGGTTGTAGTCATCGACCTTGATATGTGGATGAGCGAATGCCGCTTAAATCTCAGTGATTTGGCAAGGAGGATATTTAATAGGCAATCTGATTTTATCTCGGGTGCAGTCAAAGAATCCTATGTGATCTTACATGAGAAAGCTGTTAGGATTGGACCCGAACATAATACAAGAGAAACAATTCTACAAGAGTTGCAAAAAATAAAGCCATGATACTCTCACGGCTTTACTGCCTCACAGCTTGAAGTTATCGCGCCTGGTCGGAGGTCTTTGTGCAAAATTACAAACAATTTTTGACATGCAAAAGTTTATGGAAAGAATTATCTCTTTTTTTAATAATCCGACCGATACATCACACCCTTATCTCGCAATAGAGCCGTCACCTTTATGGGGTGACGGCTCTCGCTCTTTCGGCGCGGCACTGCGCGTTTATGGGGCTTTATTTCAATCGCCGGAATGCCACGCAGGTGTAGGTCTCGATATTCTCCACTATATCCTCGTGGTTATGGTTGGTGGAGCTGCTGTCGATGTCAAATTCCTCGAAGGTATCGCCGGTGAGTCCTGCGACAAGTGCATGTATCCTGTCAAGCAGCCGGAACTGCCCGGCATCGGTGTCGGCTCCGGTCCAGTCGGTGACCACATGGAGGTTTATCAGCGGCTGGGCGCGGTATTCAACGCAGGGGACTATCTGTGTCCATTTGAACGGCACAAACTCGATGAACACGGCGGGGCGTTCCCATGGAACTTCCTGATCGAGGAATTCCACGTTGTGGTTCCAAAGGTCGATGTGCTTGATGGCCCGGGGATACAGTTCGTCATCCATATCCGCGTCGTCGGGTCTTTCATAATACTCCCCGGCGCCATTGATGCACAGTGACTCAAGACGGGCCTTCAGCTTGCGGTATAATTCTTCTCTCATTTGATATTGAAGTCTATGTTGTCTACATACTCGTTCAGGTTCTCTTCGATGATCTGCCGGACCGCTGCCTCCACTTCCGGAGATGTCCCGAGGAATTTGCGCTGCGGTATCCGGATCTTGCTACCGACCCTCATGAGTGCCATCGCTTTCCAGAAGTCGGCCTCGTCGCTGAGCTGCCTGGTCCGTTTGTCATTGCGTCTTGAACCGTCCTTCTTGCGGCCGAAGGAGCCGGTGGCGGAATAATGTTTATGCCAGAAGTAGCGTTTCATCTTAGCCGTTACGACTATCTCGCCTCCTTCGTTGTGGATGGCTGCCGCCGGATGGTCGGTCATGAACACTATGCTGCTCTCACGGATCTCGCTCCGGATACTCCGGCGCAAGCCTCCGGTGTCAACCAGGATATGGCCTCCGGGCCGTGTCGGACTCTTTCTACGCTCCCATGCTTGTGAGAAAAAGCCCTGACGTTCGAAATTCCCGTCGAATTCATCTGTGAGCTCCACCTGTATGTCGCGCAGCACATTCCGGAGTATCTTGTCCAGCTCATTCATCTTCCATGCCGTCAAACAATGTGGGGGACTCTTCAATCCGGTCGGCCACGTCATCCCTGGCCGACGCCTTCAGCAGATTATAGAATGTCCGCTCGCAGATGCCGTAGACAGGGTAGACGTGCCTGTACCAGATCTCCCGGTTCGACAGACCCTCCGTGCGGTAGCGGTCGTATATCCTGTTCACCGCCGCCACTCGGAGGCTGTAGCTGCGTCCCCGCTTCCGCTCCCTGCTGTTCTTTATCCTGCCCATACTCCGGCTCTTTCCTGCGGTTCAGTCCACATCGGTCATGCCCAGCGGTATGTACCGCCACGCTCCCTTCTCGTCCTTGTACTGCGCCCGGATGTACCGCTTGCTCACCGTCGGCTGATACGACTCCTCGATGATGCGGACTCCCTCCAGGAACCGCTCGTCCCGGCTGTCCTCCGCCATCTTCCGCAACTGAAGCACCCGGCTCGCCTTGATGTTCCCCTGCCCGTCTCGGCTCAGAAGCCGCAGCACCGCGTTCACCAGCGACTTCGTCGCCTCGTCACGCGCCAGGCTCTCGATATACTCCTTCACAAGCGCGATCCCGTCCTCAACCGTGTCCCGGTAGCCGTCGATGCAGTTCACCCCAAGGATGATCCGAAGCGTGCTGTCGCTGTTCGTGAACGTGTGGCTGTACTGTCCGTCACGTACAGCCCCGATTATCTCCGTCTTCATCTTCAGGATCGTCCCGAAACTGCCGAACACTTCGTCCTTAGCCCTCTTCAGCATCGCACTCACCTCCCGCAGCCTCGGTATCGTCGCCGCGATCTCTTCGTCCACCAGCGCCGCGTATTGCTGGCGCTGCTGCCGACGCTCTTCCTCTCTGCGCTTTCTCTCCCGTTCGGCCTTGAAGGCCTCGTACTCTCTCCGCTCCTCGGCGGTCATCTCGATCTGTTCCATAACTCTTGCCTTATTGTAGATTGTTACTCTATGCTCAGCTCCTCCCTGTAGTCCACGATGTCGGCCTGGCTCGTCGCCCATTCGGCTATCTCGCGCATCACGTCGATGTACTCTCCGTTCTCCAGCTCCGAGGTCTGCAGCAGGATGTATCTCTCGATTTCCTTTACATTCCTTCTCATTTCAGTTGTAGCTTGTCATGCCGGGTCCGGCCAGGTTGACCATATATGTCACATGCAGTTCCGGCGTCTCCTGCGGCGGTGTCTGTCCGGACTCCCTGCGCTCCCAGCCCTTGCGCTTTATGGCGCGGAGCCTGGTGGACAGTTCCGTCAGCTCCTCGATCGTGAGCTGCCCGAAGGCCTTGCCCGTGATTCGCGGATGTCGGCAGAAGTCGTTGATCCGCGCCCAGTCCGTGGTCTCTACACCAAGTTCCTGCATCAGCCTGAGCGCGATGCTCCGGCGACGCTTCAGCTCGTCTCTCGTCCCGTTCATTCCCTCGATGGCCTCGCACAGGTCGGTGTATTCCTTCCGGGTCATCTCCTTGAGGGAATCGGTGCGTCCGGAAGTGTATTGAAGCACGAACTGACGCTTTGCCTCTTCCGGCTCGCCGTGAATGGCGAGCTTGTGGAAGGCGGTCCAGAACCGCCCGAAGTTAGTTACCTGCTGTGCCATCGTTATCGACAGGTTCTGTTAGCCAACTCGATGATAATTCCGGACTGATATTTCTCAAGCCACATCGTGGCCTCTTCGATTTTTGTCCTTACCATTGAGAGTTCTCGGGTTGCGTTCGTTTCTGCCATTATATTGACGTTGCTGATCACCGTATCAAGCAATTTCATCAAATTGGCACACTGGGCTTCAAGAGTCTGAAGTTCTGGGATTGTTAATTTCTTTGCCATGATCTTATTCTTTATTCGGTTTCCAATCTATCGTTACCAAGGCGATGACCTCGCCGGTTCCTCCGCAATCGGGACAGGGTATTGTCTCCGGTTCCTGCAGCCCACTGTGGAACCATCCTTTGCCTCCGCAGTACGGGCAGGTCTTTGGCCGCGAACAGAACCCTTCCTTGCGGATGCGTCCCTCCGGCTCAAGTATTATTATTTCGCTTTTCTTACTCATTTATCCGATATTGTTTGAGGTTCTTAAAATGCCTTCTTCCCACACCACGTAGCAACTCCCCGGATCTTCTGTGTAGCGTCCCTGGCAGAAGGCCTTGTAGCCCACCACACGGACCTTCAGGCCCGCTATGTACCGCAGCCGCGTCGCCGCCTTTCCCATCGGCTGCCCCTTGTGCTCCTGCGATATGAAGACGAAGCTCTTGGCCGGAAAGCGTTCCATCAGATGCCTGGCCTGCTCGTATGTCCACCCCGCAACCTGGAAACTGTCCACTATCACGAAGTGCGGACTCTTCGGCTTCGCCAGCCGTTCCACAAGCTCGTCGTATGTGTCGCTCGTCGCAACCCGGAACCGTCCCTGCACTTCTCCCATCCGGAACCGCTCCACACGCTCCTTGAACGACTGGCTCACCCCCTCCTCGTACGAGCAGTACAGCACCATCCCGTAACTGCACAGCTCCTTGGCCAGCTGCATCACGAAACTGCTCTTCCCCGAGGCCGACGCCCCGCTCACGAACCATGCCTCGTTCACCGTCGGATACCCGAACGGCCCGCTCCACCGCTCTCCCCACGGCAACGTCTTGTACGTCTTGGCAAGAACCTCTTTCGGACTGTATGCTCGCTTGCCCATCTTTATTGTCTTTTAAGTTTCTCGATCTCTGTATAAACCCGCCTCAGACCCCCGCCGCTTTTCCGGGCGATCTCCCCGGCGTCAGCTCCCTCCGGCGCGTTGAGCCTGGCCACGATTCCTGCCTGTTCCATCAGGAACCTGGCCCGATCCTTGCCGTCGTCCGGCGTGACCTTGCTGTAGCGGTCGCCGTAGCGGCTCAGCATCTCGGTATAGCCCACCTTCCTGCACTCGATGGAGCGGTTGATCTTCTCCTTGAGTCCGTCGGCTCCCATCATATACCAAGCACAGCATCGCTCGGTCGCGTTCCACAGTGCCTTGAGTTCAAGGAAGGCCTCGTACTGAAGGTCTCCGGCCTCATCAAGGATGATGAGGGGGCTGTCTATGGAGCGCAGGTAGAAGACAAGGTCTTCATACACATCCGAGTACCGGCCTTTGCTGTCCACGCCGAATTCGGTGGCTATCTTGCGCACCAGCTTCAGCTTGGTCTTCACCTGCGAGCAGTCGATGTATATGGCGTTGGGGTGGGTCTTGACGTACTGCCGGGCGGTGAAGGTCTTGCCGATGTTGGGCAGGTCGCACATGATCGCGCTGATGCCGCTCGACTGACAGGTCTCCAACTGCGCCGTGATGAACTGGTAGGTCGGTGTCCTGGCGACCTTCCATTCGATTTCTCCCCGGAGGCTGACTCCAAGTTTCCGGGCTATGCTTATCCAGTTGGCCTCGCTCAGAACCCGGTCGGTCTGTCCGTTCTTGACCGCGCTGTAGACCGAGGTCGTGATGCCCAGGGAGGCTGCATGTTTCGCGTCGCTCGGATAGTTTACGCGGTTCGCCTTGATTGCCGACAGGATTTTTCCTTTGATGTCTGTTGTAATCATATTCTAACAGTGTTGTAATTTCGTTCTATAGGTCTTGCAAGGCTCGTGCGGCGTAGTCCTCGCTGAGGCCGTATTCTTGCGCTTCTCGCATTTCCGGCTCCGGGACGATGACTTCTTCCACCTCGATTGTCTGAGGCCGTGTGTCGCGCTCTATTACGCCCACACGCCCGATGGCGTTGTCTTCGACATATTTGTTGAAGTGGCTGATCTTTTTTCTCTGCTCCGTGAAGATCCTCTCGTCTTTCTCGGTCTGCTCCGCACGCGCTGTGTTGTAGGTGCCCAGGTTCTCAAGCCGGTCTATGTACATGTCCCCTTGGTAGATGAACATGTCCGTGATCCTGTCATCCTCGTCCGTCAGATAGTAGGCCTCGACCTTGTAGTCGTTCGGGGCGAGCAGCTCCATGACCTCGGTCTTGCTCAGCCACCAGTCATTTCCGGCGACACGGCAGTATGAGTTGCGTCGGATGGTGGTGCTGACCTTCTCGCCGACGTACCGGGCGATGGTCGCTTTGTCAAGAGGTTGCAGGGTCGGGTTGATATTGGCTACAAGCACATCCCATCTTGTCATCCCCTTGTACTTTTTCTGATTGGGATGCAGGGCGTGGTTGTATTCGTGGATGTCGCGCATATCGTCGGCAATAAGTTCGTCCCAGGTGTAGTATTCCTTCTCGACGTAGGTGTTGTTCAGTTCGTCGAATACCTTGACGCTTTCCGTCCGGTACTGTCTGCTCTTGGCGAAGAACCTGCCGATGCCCGCATGGTTGCGGTGCTCCACGCTCCGCTTTTTAGCGCCGTTGAACTGCTCGGCGTGTTTCTCCTGTGAGTTCATCGGGGCGCAGAACCGCACGAAGGGGAACATCACCCCGGCACGCAGGAACGAGTCCCGCCATTGGCTCATAAGGTGGTTCTCCACCTCCACCTCCGCAGGGCAGCCCCAGCCCTGACGGTCCAGAAGCCGGAACATGTTCCGGAACATGTCCACCACCAGGTCCACGTTCTTCGCCCGGTTGTAGGCGTAGCCTATGCAGCATCCGCTCGTCACGTCGTACGCGTAGTAGGCTTTCGGTCGGATCCGGGTGTCCTTCAGCTTGCGCGGCAGGTCCCGGTCGTCGAACGACACCTTCGACAGCGAGAACTCTCCGTGATGGCGGTGCATGTGCGGCATCGTCTCGTGCATGAAGGCCGTGGGGCTCATGGTCGCCTTCGCTATCAGGATCTTGTTCTTCGGCTTGTTCAGGTAGTTGCAGATCGTCGCCTCGCTCAGGACCATCGGCTCGCCGGTCCTGTCCGTGAAGTCCTCCGGATCGTACAGCTCGCCGGTCCCGTAGTCGAACACATCGTATTCCCCCGTCACGAACGCGTTGTACAGTTCCAGCACGTTGGTGTTCCAAGGCTTGTTCGGCTGGATGGCGATGCTCAGTATCAGCCGCTCTGTCCTGTAGTCAACCTTCCGGGCCGACTGGTTGCCGAACTTCCCGCTGATCAGACTCGCGTACCCGTTGGCCCTGTAGTCGTTCACCTTCCTGCGGAACCGCAGCGTCGATGCCGGGAGCGTATGGCCGAAATGCCTGCGCAGGATCTCGATCGTCGCAGCCATCTTGCTCCAGTCATACTTCCCTCCGAACATCCTCTGGCTGACGCTGGCCCTCTCGTACAGCTTGATGCAGGTGTTCAGCACCGACGCGTTCGTGACGTACTCCCGCGCCTTCTCGCGCGGCAGCGACACGCCGCACTTCTCCTTCGAGAAGAAGAAGGCCGTCGCCCCCTGGTCCACCTCGTAGTTGCTCTTGATCCACCCCTCAAGCAGCACCTGTACACCGCCAGGATACACCTCGTCCACCTTTTCCCTGTAACGCTGCGGCAGACTTTCAACGGCAACCAACGCATAACACCCCTGTCCGCGACCATTTCGGACCACATCAAAGCGGCCACGCGAGGCGAGCTGCTTGTAGTTCGACTCGGTCATAATGCCGCCGTCCACAAGGTCTCGCATCGAGATGCATAGTCTGTCACCGTAGTATTCCATATCTCTTGCCCTTATCCTAAGGCCTCCGCCTGTTCCTTCATCCTGAAGATCATCGGAACGTCGACGTCCTTGTACGTCGCCACCTCTTCTCCCTTGTAGACGATACGCCCGCTCCCGTCCTCGCGCTGGAACTCGCAGAACGCTCCGTTGTCGAAGTCCATCCTCATCGTCCCGTCCGCGAACCAGATCGACTCGCCCGCAGGTACCGTCGCCATCATCACCCCTCCGTTATGCCTCGCCATCACCCGGATCCGCTTCACGGTCTCCGTCTCCGGATACGACAGGTTCAGCGCGTTGTACACATGGCGCTCCGTAACCTTGAACACCTTCGCGATCTTCTCCCGTACCTCCTTCGATACCGCTATATTCTTTCTCATTTCCATCCTTGCTGATTTTTTATTAAATTTGCACCCGATTCACAACTGAACAGATTATGAATAAGGAGCTATATGCCTGTAAGTATGCCATCCTCGGGAAATATACCGACAGTGGCGACTGTCATTCTGACTTCGAGACAGCCTCGCATCTTGCCGGGGCTTTCGCTCTTTGGTGCGAGCTTGACCATTTCGACCCCGACTCCAGATGGCTCACCGTGAAGATCTCATACGTCTCCGATATGGTGTTCTCTTCCGACCTCCTGGGTGTCATCAAATTCTTTGCCCTGTTCCACGGTTACTCCATCATGCGGTGGGGAGACGAGACAAGGCCGCTTGAATAAGATCAGGGAGAGTCTCCACTTCAATCTCCGCATAGGGAGCCTTCCTTACCTCTACAATCCTGCCGCGAGCTCTTAGCTTGTGGTATGTTTCTATGCTCATCAACTTGAGCAGTTCCGACAATGTGATCGTTTTCATCTTCTCACTTATTTTGTATTGATATTTTTGTTAACTTTTATGGCCGGATTCCAAATAGAACAGCTATGAACACCGATTCTTCACCTTTAGCCGGCTACTCGGTTGAAGGCCTCATACTTAAAGGATTCCAGCTCCTTCATAAACTTTTCGTCCTGCTCTCGGCGCTCCTGCAGGTAACGGTCGTAAATCATGGCGCAATGATTATCCATAATGCCCTGTAACAGTAAAAACTGTTCCGGGGTGAGTGTCTCTTTGTCCATAGTCTCACTTCTTGTTTAGTTCATCGTTTATCTTGTCCATAGCCTCTTTCAGGGCGAAGTGACCCGCCACCAGCGCCGCGTACTGCCTCGACCGCCCGCACTCCCGGTCGTCATGGCTCGCCTCGTACTCGTCAAGGATGATCCCCGTGTCGTACCAGTTCCGCGTCAGCGCCTCCAGCAGCAGCCTGACCGCCCTCTCGGTCCTTCGCTCCGAATGTTCTTTCATCTCTTCCATATCCTTTCTC